TTCGTGTCACGCTCGTAACCTTCACCGGGAGTTTTCTCCAGTGCGATTTCTTCAGCAGTTGCATTGTCCATTGCACGATAGAAGCCTTTGATGACTTTCTTTTCCGTGATTGAACCATTGTATCTGCCGTACTCCAATTGGATACGGAGCATGATTTCAACGTCAGTGAACTCTTCAAGAAGAGCAACGTCTTTCAGTGCACCGGCCTTACCGATTGGTAGCTGACCTTCAGTAGGCTCGGCAACATCACTCACACCAGCAATAATTAACATCTGGTTAAAGATCTTGGCACCGATTTCGTTTGTAGAGCCGTCGTTGTTGGTAATGCGAAGGTTTCCGTAGACGATCTGCTTTTGGCCATTATGGTCAACAAACAAGTCTACTGTGATGGAACCGTTCTTAGATTCGTTAGCAATAGCTCCCAGAATCGTAACAGGATACACACCAGAACCGTTTAGGTAATCACTACCACCGCCTTGTTTTACATCTTCTTCTTTTACGCTTGCTTTGAAAAATGACATAGTTTATTCCTCTCAGAGTAAAAGGGTGTCAACCCTAGGTTATAAAGTGACAGAAATTGCCACATATTTGATAGTGATGGCCTGTTACAGACTCCACTCACTTGCTTTAGATTGCTTACTTTTGAGCAGTTCCAAGTGTTCTTGGAGGTTGAACTCAGCACTAGGCATACTATCCGGTAGCTCAGCCACCGTCGTTCGAGACGCCATTTTAGCATTACGGAAATGCACAACACGCTGCTTTCCCTTAAGCTCAAGGAAGATCGCCTCATCTACTTCAGAAAGGATTCCGCCCTTCTTTCCGTAGCTACCGCCAGCATTGACTAAGCTATAGCCAGTGGTTTCCTCGCTGTACATTGCGTGCGATACCATAATCACGTTAAAAACAGGCGATAGGTCGCGCTCAATGAAATCTACAACACTCTTGATCTCAGTATTAATCTTTCCATAAGGGAAAGACTTTATCTGCTCCAAGCAATAGCCTTCTATGTCCAAAAGAATCTTTGAAATAGAGTCGATAGCTATAGTTTCTGGCAATTTGCCCATCTTATTTTCATAGGCGTGGATTTTATCCGTAATCACATTAATCAATGTGTCAGCAGAGGTAAAGTCCTCCACATTCACATGCGCCTGTGGAAACGGATACTTCTTGCCGTCCCGTGCAATTACCAGCACATCGTCCAACGTCTGGAGCAACGTAGTTTTACCGATGTTCGGCAAGGAGCTGATAAGCATTTTTACCTTAGACATTATTGTTCCTCATTTTCTCGGGGGTGAAGCCCACTTCATCATCGATAGAAACAGACTTACAAATATACCGGCGATAAGGCCGGTAAGCATACCAGCGAATGTTCCAAAGAACATCATGGCCAAAACACCGGATATGATCACGTCAGTTTGCCATCCAAATCTTAGAAATTTGGGCAAACCCATCTTAACCAGCAATATGATGAAAGCCATTGCTGTTAGAAATGCCATTCCTAATACTTCCATAAATTACTCCTATTCAGGCTTCAATCTTGGATCGTGCCAGATGATATGGGCAAGTTCCGGGTGATTTTTGTGGAATTCAACGGTGTCTACGCACAGTTCCAACATGCTCTTGATGAAATCAATATCATCCTGAGTTATTGACTCAGTAAGCACAGTAGTTTCTGGCGGATAGCATTTAAGCTGCTTTCCTGTCTTTTCACTGATGTCGCCATCAATGTTGCGATTGATATAGACCAGGCGCACTCTGGTGGGGTTGTAACCCTCTTTCTGTAAGATGTAAGCGTAGACTAGCAACTGGTACTTGTAGTACGCAGGGATAGCTCTAGGTTTAGTCTTAGAGGAGTAGGTCTTGTAATCCACCACCATGCAGTCATCTACTGTGCCCTGCAAGGCATCAAGTGTTCCTGCAGCGTAATAGCCGTCCTTAATTTCCGCACAATGTTGCGTTTCAGCTTCCAAGAATTCGTTAGACAACACATAGTCGTTCACCAGGGTTTCGGCCATGTTCAAGTAATTAGCGCGAACATCTTCTGGATCGAAGGTTTCGTTAGCTTCATGCTCATCTATGTAAGCTTCGATGTCTTTAACGTTGACTTCTTCGTGCTTGGCAACCTTCTCGGCACAGTAGTGCACGATAGTTCCCAAAACAGTCGACGTGTTGTAAGTAAAGCCTTCTGCGTCTGTCAGGTTGTCCTGATACCACAGGTATGGCTTCTCAATAAATTTAGAGAAGCTACTTGGGCTTATTTTGAACTTTGCGCCTTCAGGCACTGCCGCCGGCACATAAGCTAATTCGCTTGGCATGGTATTTTCCTTATTTGTTGCATTTCTTGTGGGACAATCTCAAGTGCATGATTGCGTCTGGAGATCCCATCTCTTTAGAGAAATGGTGTTCGATAGTGGCCATAAGGCCAATATCATCCATAGGCTCACCATAATTTGGATAAATCATAGGTTCACCACACCAGCAGCAGTCACTACCAAAAGTTTTCCACAGTAGTTTTCTGATTCGTTTCCTGGGCTTTTTCCCAATCTTTGTTGGCTTCACTACAAGTCCCTCAAGATAACTTTTATGTCATCTACAGAGGCACCGTTAGGAACCTTGGTTAAGTCTGCCCAGTTGTAGCCGACCTCACCAGAAGCTTCGTTGCTTATGGTTTCGTCTTCTAAATACTTGGTACACAAAACCTCAATCATATTGTCGTTCAACCACTTAATAACGTCAGCGTCCTTAATTGCTTGGGTGTAGATGCTGTCGTAAATAGTGGAAGTCACTTGGATAATGTCAGAAAGCTTTTCTTCTCTTATCCGATGATTGAGCTCATTAACTGCAATAAGCGTCAAGATACTCCAGAACTGTACTGTGGAATTGTGCAAAGTCCTGATGTCTTTACTTGCGTCATCTGTATAGAGACGACAACCAAGACCAAGATGCAGGTACCCTTGCTCTCGAGCAGTGGGCAGTACATAGTTTTCACGGTATTCTGTAATACCTGGGTACAAGATGTTGTGATACCTGTCGAAAATCTCTTGGGTAATCACACCACCTTTGTGGTCGTCAGGGTATCCACCATAAGCAAGCTTGAAGGTTGGCCCCTTAGATTTTTGGCGAAACTTCTTAATTTCCGGGTGATCATTGTCGAAAGATTCCATAAACTTTTTAACGTAAGCCACGTTGTCAGTATTAGTTCCCAAAAAGGGAACAAGTTCAGGACCGAAGTAGCCACAAGCATTTAGAGAGTGGCCATCAAGGCCTTCTAAAAATATGTTGCACTTGTTCGTATCCTTGGTCAGATTCGCAATAACTCGATCTTCCAGCGCACTGAGGTCAGCAGTAAAAACTACCATGCCGTCAGGAGCCCTGAAACAGCGTTTAAGAGGTTTTGCGTAAATAGACTTAGTACTAGGCATATTTAGCAAGTTCGGGCTGTTGGACGTAGGACGGAAGGTTTTAGCCCCAAATACACGCATGTTTCCGTGTAGTTTTCCGTCTATCGTGTAAGTATCGAAAGCTTTTAAGAAGTTTGATCGAATAATTCCCCCAAAGGAATGATCGACAAATGCAACCAGACACTGTTTAAGGTCTGGATCATCAGTAGTTTTCAGCACTTGCTCAACAGCTTCCCTGTCCCAGGAAGCCTCACCAGTTTTGGCAGAGTATTCCATAGGCTCAATGCCAAGCATTGCGAAAAATTCTCGCATCTGCTTGTTGCTCCCAGGATTGAAGTTGTCCAGAGTCACAGGCTCTTTAGCCTTTTCCTCTCTAGGACGATTCCATAATTCAGACTTATACTCAGCCAGTGCACGCATGCCACTAATGACATGCTGATTCTGTGATGAAGTCGACTTATCTACAAGTGACTTGATGAACGGGTCAGATAGAAATATGTTGTATTTCTTCATCCCAGCTACCGGCCACTTGTCCCTGCAGTCCTTGGACCGAGAGATTGACTTCAAGTAAGTGTTCATAACCCATGTTCGGTGAACCATATCTGACGGCTTAAACTCGGAAAGGTAATACTCCGGAGTTCTAGTAGCCGCAGTGGCTTTATCAGCGTGTTCTTGCTGAGCACGGGGAAGAACCTCTTTCTGGTGACGCAAAATAAGTGGATTTTTGGCTAACGTTGAGTCCACATTACTTAGAACGTCAGTAATGGTTACTCGAAGCTCTTCAACAGCTTCTTGGTCGATAGTTAACCCAACAGTCATAAGATCAAGCATGTCGGGAATTATCGGGTGCACAATGTTTCTGTAAAAAAATTCAGGGCCCGGATCATGCTCCCATGGCATTTTTATTGGTAAATGCTCAATTGGCCTCATAAAACATGCCCTCCACTTCTTTCCAGAGCAACATCAGAGCTGCGCCATCAATAGCTGCGTAATCAAGAAAAGCTTTATTCCGTATGTCGTCTGGCTCATAAGAATCGAACGCAGACCACTTAGGGTCATAGTGCCTGCCCATTAAAGTTTTAAGGTCAGTCTTAGCTTTCCAAATTTGTGTGTGGTTTATTAAACATTTTGCCATCAGAGATGTGTCGACGTAATCGTTAGGAAGAGCACCTACTCTGTGGTACATGATTTTCAAATCAAATAAAGCATTATGGATTGCCAATGTTCCTGGGTAGGATTTTACCCAGTCCCACACCTTCAACTCAGTTTTCGGATCATCTGACAGAATGATAATGCTGTTAGCTTCATCTAAACCAAATATGAAGTGCGTCACATTAACTAATGAAGGAAACGACAGACCAGTGTTAGCGGCAACCTGATAGGCTAGGCGCTTGTGCTCAAGAGGTAAACCCTCGTCTTTAAGCAGTTGCACAGCTTCAGCACGCTCAGCTTTGGTGTAGATTCCTTTAGTTTCAGTATCGAAACTAAGTCTTGGGTAATCCAAAAGACGGTTTAACGCTTTGCTTATAAGAAACGATGATCCGTAAACTTCATAGTTTACTTTTATAATCGCCATTAAACCTCCTAATAGTGCTGCTCTTGCTACAGACCACCATGCCGTATGCAGCAATTAGGGCCCAATCAGCAGCTTCCTAGCGTTGTGGACTGACAACAAGAGCAAATATGGCTGCTTCACTTATGCGGTGCTTTATCAATAGCCCAGGCCTTTAGGACTCACGTAGACAATTACTTTGCTAAGTGAAGCAAATTTGTTATTCCAACAACCCATTAAGATCGTTGTTGAAGAATTTTCCGCCGATATTTTCATTTAAAAACGCAGGGTCAAATATCGCATCGTAGTGAAATAGCAGAGCAGTCTCCAAATATGTAGATGCTTTGCGGGTTGAGCATTGATACAAGATCTCTTTGGATTCAATTTCTAATCCAACCTTGTCGTGGCTTCCCTCGTAATTTACGAAGGGGAGGGTCACGGCAACTCTACGTTTACGCTTTTTTCCTTTAAGCGGCGGTTTGGTATGAATACTCCGCACCGCCTTTTTGCCTAAGTAGTTCTGCCCGTTAGTATACGTTATCCAGTAAACAATATCAGTACACTCGGGCAGCAGGTCATCATGGCTGTGGATCTCATTTTCACGGTACAACCACATAGTCTAAACCTCTTACGGTATGCGTCTAAGCGCAGGCCCCACCAAAGTACGTTCAAGACGCCCTTTGTCCATAGGTTCAACCCAGTAACCATTTATTTCATCAGCCATCTGGCGAATGTAAGAACGGTCAGCACCCAAGTCGATGGCATGTGCTAGTGCACGGTACATCAGACGTGAACGCTCTCCAGGGCCCGCATTAAACGCATACATGAACGTTTCCTGTGGGTCTTCAAGCTTATGCTGCTTTTCCTTTGTAGGAAGTGAAGACGCAGGTTTAGGCTTGTCCCTAATACGAAGAGAAGCTCTCTCCAAAAGACTTTTGGTAGATAGGCTTTCACCGTCCAGCTTGGTTAGGATTTTACGGTTAGCGAAGCTGAGGAATATCTGGCTTTGTGGCAGTACGTCAATGATTAGACCTAGGTCTTCACTTAACTCCTCCAGAAAAGCCTTCCACATGCGCTCATCAATATCCACCATAGAATCCAACTCCATAATAACTCGAAATTTGAACTCGTTGTTAGGATCGCTAGTGCGTACCACATAATGATTATACTCGCTTAAAAGTACATGGACTTCTTCATCTGTGAGCTGTGACTTATCGACGTCTAGCACCACGAACTTAGTGCCACCGATGAGGTTTTCCTTCTTACGAACGCCGTCCTTAAATGCAAATGGAGAGTAAGTAGCGTTTTCGCTAAGTAACAACTCCAGCTCATTAAAGTTTGTTTCGTAGAATGTATAGCCATCAGATGAGTTTCTTGCCATAAACTCTTTAAGCTCTTTGCCTGCAAGAGTCGTATCAAAGATTTTGAATGACACGCCAACAATATCAGTTTTTATGATCTCTTTGTACCTGATACCGTTGTCTTCTATGGTATACGAACCGTCGGGATCGTAAGAATTGGCCAACGTAGCTAATTCCTCCACCTTGCTCTTGCTTGAGCCAGAACCTGTCACATAGGACATCTTCCGTAGCTCATGCAGCGATAGGTAGAAGTCGCCTTCTTGCGCCTTGAACCGGCACATATCGGATAGCTGCTCGTATGGTTCCTTAATCAATTCACGCTCAAAGTTGCTCAAGTCTGGAGACAACATTTCAACAGTGTTAATTGCTGTAGCGTACATCTTCTCAGTTATGAGCTCACTATTAGCAAGAATCGCGTAGGTTCCAGCGAGTTTCAAAGCCAGCCACTGCTTGTGCTTGCGGCTTAGTTTCGCAATAGGAAACTTATTAGGCATGTCTTCGGATTCAATAGAATTGAACTCCAAAAATACGTCAAACAGCTTATCGGCGTTCTTGGTAATTTCGAGAGGTTCCTGGGTTGTTTTCTCAACAAGATGCGCTGTCATATTCTGAAGCGTCTGTTGGGCAGCCAGAACTCTTGAACGTTCCTTTTCCTTCATAGCGTAAAGCTCATCAATAGAGCTTATTCGCAGAGGCGAAGCTACTTCAGGTGTGAATGTGAAAATACTTCTTCGTGCCAACTGCGTGTTAAACACAAGTCGGAACTTAGATTTAATTTCATTGTTAAACAGCAAAGCTTCCTGAGATCCGAAGAACAACGCATTGACCGGTAGATTCTTAACCGCTTGCGTCTGATTCTCATGGGACTTAACGATCTTAGCCGGGATATTTCCCAGGTCATAAGCAACAGCAATGGTCTTGATAATATCTACCATTGCACCATTGGTCTGTAGCTCTGAACCAATTTCCGAACTGGTAAGTGATCCTGCACCAAGAGGATTCTGCGAAATTTCCGCAAAATGGTGCATAAGACCTTCAACAGTACCCAAACCAGCCTGCAAAGGCTTTGGAGTACGGTAATACTTTTCCCAATTTTCTTTACGGTCACCCTCAAGAATGGCTACTTTTTCAGCACGTTCTCTGGCGTACTCACGACGAACTCCCTCTAAATGCTCGTAACCTTCATTCAACGCTTTGCGAAGAGTGTTCAGGGATTTGTCTTTAGACGTACCAGAAGCACTCAGGGCAAAGACGATGGCGTTAGTCGGGACTAAGGTGCCATCGTAAAGACGAATAGGCTTACGAAGATGTGAGGTAAACGTGATCAACTCAGACAGCACAATAGCCAGTTTCAGTTTAAAGGGAATCTCACCAGATATGGTGTCGATACCCTTCTGAACTATGTCAGGATACGAAGGCAAATCCTTCGTCCGTTCCTTAACATATTGTTGTAAGAGTTCTTTGGTTTCCATTACGCACCTACGGCTTTAGTGATTGATTCAAAGAATGCAATCTCATCAAACTGATTGCCTATGTTCATAGCTGTTGAGAGCGTTACAGGATGACCATAACCACCGGTAAGCATACCACCGTAGTGGGTTTCCAAAATGGCAAAGTAAAACTTACGGAGTAAGCGCTCATTTATCACTGAGGACATGGTAGATACTGATTTTTGCTCTTTATGCGAAAACAGAGGTATCGTAGAGAAGAAATTGCTGGGCGTTCCCATAGAACACCCACGAATTGGAAGTACTAGCGTTATTTTAATAAAAATATGCTGTCTTTCCAACTCTTCAATTGTTGCCAGCAGCTTTGCTGTGTTATCCCGGACACGATCATTAGGAATGTCCCAAGGGTAGCTGATGCTTATGTAGAGCTCATAAAAGAAATCTACATACTGCTGAGTAGGTACAATAGCGCAGTCAGGCTCACCAGAGGTGAACTTTCCTACGTCTATACCGACGACAACGCCGTCAGTTGCGTACTTAAACTCCTCATACACTTCTTGGGTAATTAACCCACGCTTGTGTAGGTTAGAGCGCACCAAGTTTCTAATTGATGCCTGCTCAGATTCAGGGAAGTCAGTGACACCACGAACAAGCTTGTCGAGTGCTGATTTATAGGACAAACCGCACTTGTCATCTTCTATCTGCCTTAGCTGAGAAACCGTAGACTTGAAATGGCTCAAGTTGCGAAATTCCATGAGGTCAAACTTTTCAACCATCTCTGATGTCCAAGATTTTGGAAAGATGCTGGGCAAAGGTCTGTCCATATTATAGTTTTCAAATACCATCTTTAACCTCCTTAAGGTCTAGTTGGCACACTGCTAAGCTGAAATGGTTATTTCTTCCCATTCAGTATCGTTTTCACTGTTCAGCAGATGCAATAAGTCTGCCATAGTTTCACAATCGCTTTGGCTTGTGTGCCTAGGCATTGTTTTCAGTTTTTCTTTGTACTTTTTGAGGATAAAATCTTCATGGCCAGTTAGCTTTTCCAAGTAACCTGCCAAAAGACCCAATTCTTTTCGTTTTTGGAACCTCAAGCTGTCACGCATTGACAGAACTATTCCAGAATTTGTTTCAGTCAAGGCTTCTCGTAGCGCAGTCATATTGGCGTAAGTGTCTGAGTCCACTAGAGATTTCTCCAGCTCCTCGTCTCTAGGTATGACGATTTCATCGAATCTGTCCAGGGTAGCTGCGTCAAGTTTCGCACGACCAGTGTAATGAGCGTGCAAGTGAGCTGGGTTAGAAGATCCCATCAAACGAAAATTCGGGTGTAACTCCACGATTTTGTCAGGAAATGATACGAAACCATTCTCAATGGTATTCAACGACAAAAGAACGTTAGGGTCACCCGCATCCATTTCATCGAGAAGGTACATACCGCCCTCCTCAACAGCCCTACGAAGCAAAGATGGTACATACGCACCACTTACGTTCATAAAGCCCATAAGATACGACAGAGTGGTCTGACGGGTCATAGACACGCTGTAGAAAGGTAGATCAAGTTCTTTGGCAACCTGTATAGCCAGGGTAGTTTTACCACTGCCTTTCTCTCCAGTAAGTAAAACCGGGATGCCAGCCTTAACAAGCGTTAGGCATTCCTGAAACTTATTATGTCTCACAGGTGAACCTCCTTACGCAGGTGGGTTAGCAAAAGTTTTGAATGAAATTATGTGTTCTTTATCGCCAGTTAAAAACCCAAAATAAGCGCATGCAGAATGCAGCTCTTCAGAACTGGTGACGATAACTTGTGTGGCACCTGTACCGTTTCCAAAAGTTAGAAAATTCTTCAGATTACTGCACAAGGCAGGCATGTGCATTATCACCTTATCTACTGGCAGATCTGTGTAGTCAGGTAGGAATGGCTTATCATGCACGACTGACAGGAACAGCAACCGCTCTTTTACTGACAGCTCATCCATTTCTTTTGGGAAATGCTCCCAAAATTGGTTATCTGTGTAACTCGCCATTTTTGTAAATAGCTCAATATTTTTATGAGGAATGGCGTGTTTATTGAAATGCTCTAACACTAAAGTTCTGTACAGCCCTTCAGTGTTGGACATCTGAGGAATGCCAACAGCTACTGATCTAACCTTTGCAATACCCTCTTCAAGAATTGCATTAAAAATAGACGCTAATAGATGCTCAGGTACACCTTTTCCCCTTGTAATTAAGGTCTTGTAAATGTGTAGAGGTGAAGAACTCACCACAATGAACGGTAAGAATTTATTAGCCATGGGAACACCTTAAGGAAAAAACTCCCCCTAATAGGGGAGTTGCACAAGAACAAACGATTAGATGTAGCTAAATTCCACACCTGAATCGATGTTGGTGAAATATGCGTCTGTAGCGATTAACTCTTCGATACGCTTGTTGATATTTACCGCAGGATTGTTGGTAACATCTTCAACAGCTTCTGCTTTGATGTAAGCAACACGGCCCTTAAGAATGTTGACTCGAGAGTCTGCTTCAAGCATATCAAATGGCATAACGCCATGAGGTGTGTTTACAGCAGGGACTTCAACCTTAACACTGGTGTTACCGTATGATTCACGGGCTCCAGCGACAGTTTCTGCCACAGCTGCAAGTTTTTCTTCATCTGACATTTTTTCATTATTCAGTACTTTGGTAATTGACATGATCGTGCCTCTTTCATTTTGGTTAATAAAGTGCAGTTGCGTTAAGCAAGTTAACTCCTGCACGACTTGCTGCCACATAGTAGCAACGGTACGCTACTAGGTCGTCGTGGTTCCTTACACCACCGTTCTCTCTTATTTTTGCAATACGAGTATTTAAGTCGTCAGATATTAAAACGGTTTCAAATTCTAAACCTTTTGAGGTGAACACGGTAGCGATAGTATAGTTTAAGTCAACATTCGACTCTTTTGCCTTTTTGTATAGGCTGAAGATATTAATGCCTTTCCTTTGGAAGTTGAGCAAAAGCTGAACAGCGTTAACTGTTTCTTGGTCATCAAAATGATCAAGCAAGTGCTGAAAATACGAATAGCCCCGCCGTCTATTGTTGTTCCAATTTTTGTACTCGTCTTCTAAGTGCTTAAACTTTTTTTGGTAAACAGCTTTGCCGGCACTTGCCGATGTAACTGCCAAGGGGCAGGCAAAGATTTCAGATATTTTTCGTAAAAGCTGGAATCCTTTCTTTCTGTCCAAGCAATCCTGAATATGCGCCACAATTGACGCATTGGTGCTTGTGCACACAAGAGTTTTCCCATTTCTTACCGGTTCATCTGTACCGACAAACTTGAATGTGTCGTCAGCATCCAATTTCATAAATTTTTCAATACGGCCAGCGATCTCTTCACTGCATCTAAACGATTGCGTTAAGTGAAATAGATCAGCGTCTTTTAACAATTCAAATCCATTAACAAGATGTAGAAAATCGTAAATAGCTTGGTGAGTTTCACCCAGGCCAAGCTTCTTCGGAGCATCTATTAGCTTAAATATCTCCAGAGCTACGGCAGTGGTGTCGTTGATTTCATCCAGGATAACCAAGTCGTACTTGCAGGTGACCGTGCCTTCATGCAGCATCAAGTGAAAATACTTGAGCAAGAAATTGAATGTTGGGTCCAATTCCTTATTGGCCATCTTTTCGATGTACTTAACAGAGAGTTCGGCAAGCATTTTTTCGTGGTCTTCACCCTCGAAGTGCTCTTCCATAAATTCGTAAGCGTTCACAGAGTCGGAGACAAAGAAGCGGTTAATACCGGTAATTATCATGTATTTCAGGTTGTAGCTGATGTCCTCTTCGATGCAGCCATAGGAAATATCGCTAATACTGCCTTTAGGTCTGACGTAGCTATACGCCAAAGCATGCAACGTTTTGCACTCAGTACTTGTGCCTCTGAATCGGGATTCCCCCTCTTGCACAATCGCTTTGTTAAATGCTGTGTACAGGCACCGTTTAGGTTTCAATTCTTCAACCACACGTCTCGACAGCCAAGACTTGCCAGTACCAGCCCCGGCGCTTACCAAGGTAATGCCAGTGTTTTCTGGGTTCATAAGGTGGTCAAGAACATCATGTTGTTCGGGAGTGTAGGTAATCATATTAGTTTCCAAAAGTTAGGGCCCATTGTGACCAGAAGAGGGCCAGC